ATGTATCTTACAGCGAATGTGAACAGCACTGAGATGCAATACATGAATTATACGTTCAACACTTCATATAATTATCCTCCTGCTTGTGGCACTCCAAATCCTGTTAATAGTTCAAGTGGAGAGCCGCTTTCAGTATCGTGGAGCATCTATGTTTATGATTGGGATAGTTATGCTCATGCATCGCCCTATTTTTGGGTAAATCTGAATTGCAGTAATGGTCAAGTCGCTTACCCGGGAGGATTGAATGTGACCATTGGAGGAGGATACATTGGGTTGGCCCTTGTGGGTCTTGTTCCTTCTACTACTTATACGGTATGGCTGAATATGACTGATAGCGGACATCCTGTAATAGCAGTGAATTATTGGTTTACATTCACTACTGCGGGTGTGAATGCTCCTACAATAAACTATACTTTGTCTCCTGTATCTCCTGTGAACATCTCACGGTATCCTTTGACCACTTCATATGTGAATTTTACTTGTGCTATAGCTGATCCTTCAGGATATTCTATGAACTGGAGCATTGACTGTAACAATGGACAAAACAGTAGTGGTATTTCTTACAATGGGACTATCTATCTGAATATAACATCAGGTGTGACTGTAAGCAAGACTTTTAATTTATGGATCAATGTCTCTAATGGGATGAATGCAAGCAACGGAACATACGTTATTTCAACTCGGGGGAATGTTCCTCAGGTCATCGGAACTCCTTCTCTTGCAAACAATACTGTTGATGTTCCTATTGCGTTATTCACTTATACAATTCCATTTACTGATACTGACATCTACCATGATTGGGTGAGAGGGAATATCAGTTGCAGCAACGGGCAAGTATCTTCAGCATGGAAACGTGCTCCCAATAATTTCACGATTTCTCTTATTGGTCTGACGTTCCTCACGGTCTATAAGATATGGATGAACACAACAGATCAATGGGGTGTGCATGTGAATAAATGGTTTACATTTACTACAACTTCAACGTTCACTCATCAGTATTTTATCTTTTCTGATGATGCAGGGAATCCTATTGCTTTCCACGATATCGTCTATAGTGATTTCTATATCAACGGGACATCGTTGGCTTTGTATAGTTACTATGAGACGACAGATCCTAATTACGGACAGTCTGGAGCTCTTTGCATAAATACATCCATCTCTTCACATTACATTCCTTTGGGAGCGTTCTTCACTGTTGACATCTATGCTCCTATCGTTGTGGGAACGACACAGTATGTTCCTTTTTCAGGATCATTCCAGTATAGTGTCGGTGCGATACATCCGATCGGTCTTATGCGGTTGCTTCCTTCCTATACCTTCTCCAATAAAAGAGAATGGGTAGCAAAGGATCTTTCGACATGGGAATATATCGACATTTGGACAAATAAAGTGAACTACAACCTCGGTGATCAGATCGTTATCTACTATCGGCTTCCTTCCTTGGATTGGTTCTCAGGTACAGGAAAATCCGTTTCAGCCTACTATCTTATGGTTCATACGTGGAACAACAGACCGGGTATGTGGGGAAATCCTGTTGCAAATGCAGCATGGAAAGCTCCTGATGGCAGTCCTGCATACACGCTTTCATATCAACAGTCAGCAGCTTTAGCATTTACAAACTGGAGATACATTTACTTGATTGCGAATGATGCGACATTCGGTGCTCTTCATCAAGGGGAAAATAAATTCTCTGTTGACTTCGGAAGATCCGGTGGTCTTTGGTTCGGTATCAATGATATCATCACGCTTGGCGATGGAAGTATGAGTTTCACAATAAATTCAGGTTCAGTGATTCCCAATGGGACGCTATATGATCCTGTTCCTCTTCATCCATCGATGCTTGAGACAACCTATTTCAAATACCGCGCAAATAACAATGGACAGATGGAAGTTTATGATCTTTTAGATCCAGTTACAGATTTAAGCGATTCTACTACTTCTAAATTTATTCAGCCGTTCAATACTCCAAATAATTCGACTACAAATAACACGTTCTCATACGCTTTTCCATATACTTCTACCTTTGAAGTCGTACTGAAGGTATCTAACGGGCCTTCTATGAAATCTGTATTGGGCGGAACAAAGATTGTAGTTACAAACGGAACAAACAATTCAGGAGGCAATATAGAATATCTGCAATGCGATAAGGAGCGTTATCTTACTGGAGATTGGGTTTCACTTTACTACAATAATAAGGCTACAACTGGGCAGATCGATGTAACGCTGCCTAATGGCGAGACAAGCATGTACGGGATAAATCTTTCTATCATGAAAGGTGTGTATCGTTTCAAATTGCAGCCTCATTCCCAAATAGGCGAGTATACAGTGACGATGCATGGTAAAGCAACTCTTACTGCTTCGTTTAATGTTGTTGCTGACGATTACAACTATGTTGAGTTCATGTCAAACACTTATGATTCTGATGCCTCTTTTGCTATCTACATCGTGAACAATGTCAATGTCGTAGTCATCTTCCTTAAAGAGAACGTTAACCATGTGTATATACCACAAGGAGAACGCCTGTATTTTGATGCAGGGAAAGGCCCGGGTCAGTTCAGTGTTCCAAGAACATATGTTGTTCCATCAGTGGGAAACTGGCGTGTCGAACTATGGTCTACTAATGCCCGTATACCTATTCAGAAGCTTGCTTCATATGATGCAACAGTGACTATCACTTTGCCGTCTAATCATGGCATTCTTAACAACGGAGCTATTCTTCCTATTATCGGTGGAGCTATAGGATTGATCGTAGGACTTATCATCATGGTATTTATTATCCTTTCTCCATTCATCGTGAGCCGTCTTCTTGGATTTACAAACAATCCACCTATGCTTGTCTATGGCTTTATGGGAGCCATCGGCCTTGTAGTCACTATCGGTCTTGGATTCTTCCCGTTCTGGGTTGCTCCCTTTATGGTGATAGTAGGAGTCATTATTGTTATGATTGGATGGCTATACGGTAGAAAAGACGGAGGACAGGGACTCTAATGGGAACTCCTGTTGATACAAGCGGATGGAGGCTCAAGACCTTCATCTTTATTTTTATTTTTCTATCAGCGCTTGTCACTATAAATTATTTCATGGTTGATGCCAACTCTTCAGGTTTCGGTGACTATTCTAAGGTGAACCAATCAGGTGTACCAAAAGTTGATGCAATAGGAAAAATTACTGGAGCCTTATCTTTTAGCTATATTGATAATGTTTATCTTCAATGGTTTATGTCCATTGTCTTATGGCTGTGCATTTTTACTGAAGGATTGCTTGCGTATTCATATATTAAGGAGTGGTTTTAATGATACCTGACATGGAAATAGAGATGATATGGGGAATATGCTTTACCTTTGCTGTAATGCTCATAGGATATGCCCTAGACCACAACAAGAAGGTTCTATGGTCTCCCATCATGTTTCTCATGGATGTGCCCGTAGCGTTGTCCGTAGGTGTCCTCTGCGTCAAATCAACAGCCTTTACTATGTTCTGGATGATGGGTATCTTCATGATATGCCTATCTGTGTTCCTTTCAATAGGAGGAGCATATCTTGCATTGAACTTTGGCGCTAAACTAGAATAATTAAAGGAGTGTATATGAGATGAAAATTCGTAAAAGAAAGATAAGTAGAGCTAAAATAAGCAGAACAGGAAAAGTAAAAGTAAGGAAAGGCAGTCTTCTTGCCGTAGTGCTTGTAGAAGGCAAAGGCTGTGAGTTTATATGGTTGCCATCGGAGCTTGATCGTTTCTCCTTTCAGGGCAACACCTATTTTAAGCAAGATACAGGAACTTATTTGTACGGAAAAAAGAGACTTCGTGTTGCTGTCTATCTGGAAGGGATCAGTGTACCTATCCATCATCAGTACATTGAAAGGGAAGCCGTTGACAGGGAAATTGTTAATCGTGATACCGGTAAGACTGAAACAGTGACTATCAACCAAATAAAAGGGTTGAAGTATGATAGCGCTGTCATCGATATGCTTCTTAATAGGCATCTAGCTGATGAGTTTACCAAACAGCACATGGACATACCTAATCTGCTATTAATTATCCTACTGATCGTTACAATGGTTCTTGGCGTGATCAATATCATCTTACAGGCGGTGTGGCACTGATGCCGAAAGTACATCTTGAATTTAAAGACGAGAAAGGCGAATGGAAGATCGATGCAGAAGGATGGTACTTCTGCACTTTGAACTTCAGTAACAACCCTAGGAAATGGATACGAAAGGTCATAAGGGAATATGGTGATGAAGATGCCAAAAAGTAAATCTGCCGTTCTCGATGATGTCGAAAATGAGTTGATGGTAGGCAAGCCTGATCAATCTGAACTTTCAAAAGTCGTTGATACTCTTCTCAATGAGAAGTGGAAACGAAGAAAAACAAGATTAAGGCCAAGGCTTACAAGTGCATTGACAACTCTTGATACTCTTGCCCAGATCTATGATATCGCTTTCCTTGCCCAGTGGGTAGATGGATATACGGAATATCTTACCTCTGAGGACGGAAAGGGTAGACAGGAGATCGTGGATATAACGAAATATACTCTTGACAAGGAAGTAAGCCGTCAACAACAGTTGATGGAGACTATAGGTGGTAGACATGGGTAAGGAAAATTTGACACGGTTTACGTGTGAAAGATGTGATAAGGAGCTGGAGATAGAGACAAGTATATTCAGAAGGATGCCTAAAGGTTGGGAAAAGATTCAAGGCGTGCTTCTTTGTGCTTACTGCTATACTGACTTTGGGCATTTCTTCCGCAGATTCCTAGAGGACAAGGTAAAGGGGTATACATGAAAGTCAACAGGAAGAATATTCCCGAGGAGTACAAGCCTCTTGTCAAAGATGACATGACAATGGGAGAAGTTTCAACGCTCGGCACTGTCATCATAAAAGAAAAAATGGCTAAGTTGAAGGAAAGATTCAGGAGTCAGAGAAGGAGAAAATGAGAAAAGTCCTTGAAGATAAATTCAGAAAGAGATTTCCAGATTTGCGTTATAGCAAGTTAATCTTATTCAGGAATCCATCTGAGTTCTCTTCAATGTATATCGAGAAGGTAAATCCTACACATCATGGGATCATCTACGGTCAACGCAGACGGTCTTTAAAGAAAGGAAGCTCTTATATCCGTGTAGGCGAGATATACTTCAGTGTGCTTGTTGCTACACTTGCCATGTCGCATCTAGCTTGGGTTGATATGCTTACAGGATATATTTATGCCTTGATGCTTCAGACTACTGTCATAGGGCTTGTAACTTGTGCTGTGCTATCTGTGATGATGTATTATCTTCCATTTAAGCTTGATCAACCGAATAAGTGTGAACATAGATTAGTAGATAATTCTTCTTATGCTTTGGGGATATAATGGAAGTGCTTGAACTCATTATTGCAGGTCTTTGCACAGGGATTGGATCTGCAATAGGGAATTATCTTGCCAATAGAGGCTTCATAAAATATATGGAAAAGGTGAATTTGAATGGAATTAAACAGAACAAACAAGTATGTATACCACCGGTTTCTGAGAGCAAATGATTCTCAAAAGAAACAGATGGCAACGATATTGAAGCAGCAGTTGGACAATCTCATGCTACTGTGGAATATGATGGAAAAGGATTTAGATGTGGTAGCATTGGAAACTGAACCCGTAGTAACATTAGAGGCTGATGGTACTGTCAAGAAGATAGAAGGAGGAGAAAATTGAACATCAATAAAAATATTACAATTGTTGGATTTAAATTTCCTAAGATAACAATATCAAAAGAAGTAAAAGAGTTAATCAAAGAATGGGGAATAAGAATTGCAGTGCTAGTTTGTTTAGTTGTTACAATGTGGTGTATCGAGAACTATGCCTTTGTTTCGACAGGATGTGCTTGTTAATGATAGTCGGTCTTGAAGGTCCCATAGGTAGCGGAAAAACCATAATGATGACAAGATATCTTGTGCGAGATAGCATCAATGGTCGTGCCATCTTTACTAATTATGGATTGAAGCATATTAAATTCACTAAGGTCGATATGAACAAGATCCTTGAGATGCATGAGAATCAATTTAATCTAAAGGATTGCAGTCTTGGCATCGATGAGATAACGGTCTTTGCCGATTGTAGAAGATCGGGTTCCAAGCTGAACAGAGTGATTTCCTATTTCATACTTCAGTCGCGTAAGCGAAATGTCGATATCTACTTCACAACACAGAACCTCAATATGGTAGACTTTCGTTTGATTGACTATATGGACTTTCAGATCAATTGCAAGAAAGTAATGAACAGAAAAGGGGAAGTTGTTGAGGGATTTGCCCAGTATACTGTATATGATATAAGGGATATACACGATATAAAGATCAAGTCTTTCATGCTTGACATACGCAAATACTACAAGTTCTTTGATACTTATGAGGTGATACTACCATTAACCTAATGGAATGGTACATGCAATTCTGTGAATATGCAGGGATAATTGTAGCTTGGATCTTAATATATGCCTTTGTAATTCTGCCTGAATATCGAGAATGGAAGAAAAGAAATGATAATGGATTTAATCTAACCCCAAAGGTGAATGATGAAAGAATGTAA